ACGCCAAGATTCGGGAACGCAGAGAAGCCGAGCTAAGGAAAGAACGGGCGATATTCAAAGCCCTTGAGGAATACAAGCACCGAAAGAAGATTTCGGACGAGGAGTACAAGTTACGGATTGACTTTATCAAGCAGTACGGCACCAAAGAGTGGCAAAAGGTGCTAGACATCAAGACCGAGATTGAGAGGTTAGAGAAGGAAGACAAGCAGTACTTTGACCACGAGTTGGCAAAGGTTAAATGGGTGCAGTTTTGGTGTTTTATGGTAGCTGCTTGGATTTCATGGTATATCGTATGGGGGAGTAAATAATGTTTCCATTGACCGCAATCGTAGACGTTGGGATGAAAATCCTAGATAAGTTTATCCCCGATCCAGAAGCCAAGGCCAAGGCCCAGCAAGAACTCTTAAAAATGCAACAAGAAGGACGCCTAGCTGAACTGAATGCCGATAACATCGAAGCCCAAGAACTGACCAAGCGCCAAGAAGCGGATATGAGCAGCGATTCTTGGCTATCCAAGAACATCCGTCCTATGACCCTAATATTTATTCTAGGTGCCTATTTTATTTTTGCCATGATGTCTGCTTTTGGCTCCAACGCCAATGAGAAGTATGTAGAATTACTTGGACAATGGGGCATGTTGATTATGTCGTTTTACTTTGGCGGCAGGACCTTGGAAAAAATCATGGATATGAAAGCTAAAAAAGATGCAAAATAATTTTGAGAGTTGCCTAAAAAACCTGTTAAAACACGAGGGAGGTTTCGTAAATCACCCAAAAGACCCAGGTGGCATGACTAACCTTGGCGTTACCAAAGCGGTTTACGAGGCGTGGGTAGGGCATGAAGTTACTGAAAAAACAATGCGAGAGCTTACTCCAGAAGCCGTAGCACCGTTATATAGAAAGAAATACTGGGATGCTTGCCGAGCTGATGAGCTTGTATCTGGTCTTGACTATGCTGTTTTTGATTGCGCTGTTAACTCAGGGGCAGGGCGTGCTATTAAGTTTTTACAGAGTTGTGTTGGGGTTAATCCTGACGGTGGTTTTGGCAGCCTTACTATGGCTGCCGTAAATCAATTCCAAGGGGACGTATCCAATACCTTGGTTAAAGAGTATTGTGAAAAACGCTTAGACTTTTTAAAATCACTTAAGACCTTTGAAACGTTTGGCAAAGGCTGGGAACGCCGTGTAAACGAAGTAAGAGATGAAGCCTTAAGGATGGCAGATGCCACTATCTAAACTACAGTTTCGCCCTGGAATTAACAAGGAAGTCACTAACTACACCGGTGAGGGTGGTTATTTTGAGTGCGATAAGATTCGCTTTCGTGCGGGCATGCCTCAAAAGATTGGGGGCTGGGTAGTAGTTACTCCTAGCCAATACCTAGGAATATGCCGATCCCTTTGGAATTGGGTAACCCTTAGTGGGGATAATTTAGTAAGTGTTGGAACAAACCTTAAGTTTTATCTTGAAAAAGGGGGTGGCTACAACGACATTACCCCAATCCGTAAAACAGTAAATCCCATGCTTGGGCCACAGCCTCCTGCTACAGGAAACCCCTTTGCTGCAACAAATGGTTTGGCTACTATTGTAGTAACCGACGTAAACCACGGTTGTGCCAATGGTGACTTTGTTACGTTTAGTGGAGCGGTTAGCTTGGGTGGTAATATTACTGCCGCTATCCTTAATCAAGAGTATCAAATTGCTTATATCAACGCCAATAGCTACAGTATTCAAGCACGAGCGGTATCTTTTGTCAGTACCCCAGGTGCGCCTGTTTTAGCTAACGCTAGTGATACGGGTGGCGGTGGAGCAGTAGTTGTAGCTGCTTATCAAATTCAAACAGGACAAGAAATCTATACCGCAGGTAACGGCTGGGGTGCAAGTTACTGGAGCCGTTTAGCTTGGGGCTCAGGTGCTCCGCTTAGCGTGGGTGAACAGCTTCGCCTATGGACACAAGATAACTTTGGTGAGGATTTGGTATTTGCCCCTCGAGGCGGACAACCTTACTATTGGGATGCAACCGATGGCGTAATAACAAGAGGAGTTAGCCTTGCTTCAGAGTCTACTTCTCAAGGGTTTTTAGGTCAGTTTGTGCCTACACAAACCAATCAGATTGTAGCCTCTGCTATCCAACGCTTTGTAATTTGCTTTGGGTCTAATTCATACGACTCAACCAATGCCAACACCCCATTTGACCCAATGCTTGTGCGGTGGTCAGACCAAGAAAACCCGTATGATTGGGTTCCTGCTGCAACCAACCAATCAGGAGAATTCCGTTTAAGTAACGGCTCATTTATTCTAGCAGCACGAAACACTCGCCAAGAGATTCTAATCTGGACCGATTCGGCTATTTATTCTATGCAATACCTTGGGCCGCCTTTTGTCTGGGGCTTTAATATTATCCAGGATAACGTAACCTTAATTGGTCCAAACGCTGTAATTACTGCCAACAACATCACGTATTGGATGGGTTCCGATAAGTTCTATTTCTATGATGGCCGAGTCCAGACTCTGCCTTGCTCATTAAGAAGCTTTGTTTATGGACGACTGAACAAGGACCAAGCCTGGCAGTGCCATGTGGGCTACAACGAAGAATTTAACGAAGTTTGGTGGTTCTACCCGTCTACGGGTTCAAACGTAATTGACAGCTATGTTATTTATAATATTATTGAAAATAGCTGGTATTACGGCACCATGGCACGCACCGCTTGGTTGCATTCTGGCCTACGGGACTTCCCATTTGCTGCGGACTACAACGGACGCCTGCTCTACCATGAGGCTTCTGTGGATGATGAATCAAACGGCATTACAGCCCTGCCGATTGTGTCTTATATACAGACCTCTGACTTTGACATAGGCGATGGGCATAACTTTGGCTTTGTATGGCGTATCCTGCCTGACTTGACTTTTGCTGGGTCTACCGCAGCCAACCCTTCCGTTACGCTCACAGTAAAACCAAGGGTTAATTCAGGCACCCCCTACGGCACGGCCAACAGCCCTGCAGTAACTCGTACCGCTTCGTTCCCGGTTGAGGAATACACCGGACAGGTATACACTCGTATTAGGGGTCGCCAAATGGCCTTTAGGATTGATTCGGCTGCGCTAGGCGTACAATGGCAGCTTGGTAGCCCTAGGATTGATATTAGACCCGATGGACGCAGATAATGGCCCTTATCCAGCTTCGCCCATCGAAGGCTCCCAATTTAATTATTGCCAGCCCAGAATACAGTCAGCAACAACAGGAATTATTTAAAAACCAGCTACGTCTTTATTTTAACGAGATAGACAACGCTATTGGACAATTGGTGCAAGCTATGAGTGGAACAATAAACAACCCAACCTATGTAACGTTCTCACCCACTAACGTAGATGCTTTTAACCGATTGGTAGTAGCTCAGCCTTACACAATATTTGACAGCCAAAACCGCTTTGCAATTGATAATCAGTTTGATACCAGCACAGCCTCTGGTGGGTCTACTACTTATTTACCGAATGAATCAACAGTTCGATTAAATGTAACCACCACTAGCGGCTCTGAGGTGGTAAGACAAACTTACCGCACCATGCCTTACCAACCTGGCAAAGGGCTAGGCTTATTAGCCACCTTTACTATGAATGCTGGGAAAACAGGGCTACGCCAACGAGTAGGGTACTTTAATACCCAAAATGGGGTGTTTTTACAGCAAAACGATACTACCCTAGCGTTTGTTCTTAGGTCTTCTACCAGCGGTGCGCCTGTTGATACTACGATTACCCAAGCCAACTGGAACGGAGACAAGCTAGACGGCACAGGGCCTAGCGGTCGTATTATCGACGTAACCAAAACCCAGATTTTGGCGATTGACTTTGAGTGGCTAGGGGTCGGAGACGTTCGGTGCGGATTCTTTATTGACGGGCAGTTTGTAATCTGCCATACCTTCCATAACGATAATGTTCAAACTGCGGTCTATATGACCACGGCTATCCTGCCTGTACGGTACGAAATTAGGAATACGGCTGGCACGGCTTCTAGTTCTTCCATGAAACAGATCTGCTCGACTGTCTATTCTTCGGGTGGATACGAACAAACGTCTATTGACCATGTGGCTAGACGGACTACCATTTTTAATAACATTACTACCGCAGCAACCTTCTTTCCCATCGTTTCTATAAGACTAGCTTCAACGGCTTTAGGTGCGGTAGTCTTGCCTAATCAAGTACAGTTCCTACCTACAACCAACCAAAACTATGAAGTAGCTTTATTAAAAAACCCAACTTTAACGGGTGCTACTTGGGCTGCTGCCGTACCAACAGACGCTAACGTGGAGTTTGATGTGGCGGCTACTGCTATTTCTAGTGTTGGGACTATTGTGCAAACGGACTATGTAACTGCTTCTGGAAGTGCCGGGGTTAACCAAACAAGTGCCGCAACAGGATACAGCTGGGACTTACAACTAGGATCATCTTTAGCTGGGGTTAGCGATATATACACTTTAGCCGTCAGAACCGTTTCTGGAGCTACCAATGGAGATGGCGTTGGCTCTATTTCTTTCTATGATTTAACCCAATAAAATGATACCATTCTATACAAACCATTTACCGCTTATGGAGAGGCCCTGACCATGGCTCAAGAAGGCATTGCAACCCTACCCCAATCACCCGAAAACCAAGCTCCTGTTGGGCAAAAAATGCCTTTTTCAAGTGAGCTGGAAAACATTAAAGCTATCCTAGCAAAAGACAACCCGGAAGCAATTCCTGCCTATGAAGAAGGCATGCAAGCTGCGGTGCAGCAATTAGATTTACCGGTCGAAGATTTACAAGCCTTAATAGATGGTCTTGAGTATCTTTTGGCTAATGAGCAAAACTACCCCCAAATAAGAGCGCAGTTAATTAGTTCTGGAACTCTAGACGAAGAGGACTTGCCCCCACAGTTTGACCGTGGCTACTTTACTACCATGTTGGTAATGGCACAAGAAGCCATTAATCGTAAACAGCAGTCTGGCATGAGCCAAATGCCTGAGCCTCAAGGTTTTCAAAAAGGTGGACTAGCAGGCGCAGCAGAGGCATTACGTCAAAAAGGCCGTGGTGGCGATACCATTTTGGCGCATATTAATCCCCAAGAAGCCAAGCTATTAAAGGCTATGGGCGGTTCTGGAACCATTAACCCTGCCACTGGAATTATGGAATTTAAGGGTGGAAACCCAATTTCTAGTATTGGCAAAGCAGTAGGCGGCGCCTTTAAAGCTGTTGGTAATGCTGTTAAATCGATTGCTTCTTCTCCCGTAGGTAGGATTGTTGCTACAGTAGCTTTGACCGCTGCTCTCGGACCAGCAGGTTTGGGAATGTCTACCATGCTTGCAGCAGGTATTTCTGGTGCAGCAATATCGTTAGCCGGTGGCTCAAACTTAAAACAAGCCCTGATTAGCGGAGTAACTTCTGGAGCTATGGCAGGGCTTGCGCCGCAAATCTCCAACATGTTACCTGGAACAGGTGGTTATCTAAACGCTGCTGCTACTGGTGCCATTATGGGTGCTGGCTATGGGGCAGCAACTGGTCAAAATATTGGTCAAGCTGCTTTGACAGGTGGTGTATTAGCAGGTGGAATGAGCGCTTTTGGTGGAGCAAACGCCACGGGCCCCGGATCAGGGACAGGTCTATTTTCTCCTGATCTAAAAACAAACCCCACCATAACAGACAATAGCCAGCTATTAAATGCAGATGGAACTAGGGCTCCGCTTAGTGGAGGAGCCGTTTCTCCTTCAAGCCAAGGTATTTCTACGTTGGCATCAGGAAACACTAATTTAACTGCTCCTACTCCAGATATTGATTATTCAGCAGGACTTAGTGCAGACGTACGTAGCCCTACTTTTGATATAGGTTTTGGTCCAGATAGATTTAGTCCCCCTGTAACTGCTCCAGATACTTCTATGTCTCAAGGAATGAGAGAGTATGGTGGGCCATCTTCGGTTTCACCACAAAACGTTGCTCCTCGCCCAGACACTTCTATGTCTCAAGGAATGAGAGAATTTGGTGGCGGGTCAAATCAACCTTCATCCCAAAGCACAGGAATTGGTGGCTTTTATGATAAAGCCAAAGACTACTTATTTAGTAGCGATCCAAAAAATCCAGGGTTCTTTTATAACAGCAAAGGCGAAATTAGTATTCCTGCTGTTACTGGAACCGTGCTTGCAGGTGGTGCATTAATGGGTGGATTTACCCCAACCCAGCCCGCTCCTCCCGGAATAGTAAATCGCAGCGTTACAGGCGAAACACTAGTAGACCGTGACCCTTCTCGCTATATCGTAGGCGATATACCAAACTTTAATACTACTCAGCCAAATATGCCCCCGGTAACTTACACAGCAGCGCCGCAGTACGGACGTTCTGCTGTTCCTACCTACACGCCTCCAGCAGGAACAACTACAGCAACTAACTATCAGCCTATTCAACAACCATACAATAACCCTTATAATTATTCATTTATGCCTAGGGTGTATGCAGCTAAAGGCGGAATAACCAATATTTACCCAAGAAAAACAGGGAAAATAGATGGTCCTGGAACAGGTACTTCGGATTCAATTCCAGCGATGTTGTCTGACGGTGAATTTGTATTGACTGCAAAAGCTGTTAGAGGCGCAGGTAAAGGAAGTCGCAGAGAAGGTGCAAAAAAACTATATCGCATGATGCACGCACTAGAAAAGAAAGCAGGAGGTAGAGTCTAATGCCTGAAATTACCGAACAGATAGTCCGGGAAGCCCCCGAGATAGAAGCCTATAAAATAGGTCTTTTGCGTTCTGCAAAAGGCTTATCTGATACGGCTGTTAATTTACCAGGGTACAACATTGCTGGGTTTAACCCAGATCAACTTTATGCTTTTGAAAAAGCACGCTCAGGTATTGGTGCGTATCAACCTTACTTATATGGTGGCACACAGGCTTTAGAAAAAGGTATTGCCACTACTGGTGAAGCCGCTGATGTATTGCGTGGTGCAGATACTCGTAATCAATTCCAAGCAGCTCAGGCTGCACAAAATGCTGCTGTTCAAGGAACCATGGGCGCTAGCCGACAGCTTGGTCAGCAAGACATTCAGCAGTACATGAACCCCTACGCTAACTTAGTTTTACAACAGCAGTTAGGAGAAATGAATCGCCAAGCAGCTATGCAACAGCAGGCTCTGCAAGGACAGGCAGTTCGAGCAGGTGCGTTTGGCGGATCACGGGAAGGCATTCAACGTGCTGAGTTAGGTCGCAACTTAATGCAGACACAAAACCAAGCAATTGCTCAATCTTTACAACAAGGGTATGGCCAAGCGTTAGGTACTGCTCAACAACAGCAACAGGCACAACTAGCCGCTGCTGGGCAATTAGGTAATCAAGCACAAGGAATTGGTGCGTTGGCTGGTCAGCAATACGGAATTGGTCAAAACATGGCTCAATCTCTTTCTGGAATGGGCGCTCAACTTGGAAACCTTGGCGTTCAGCAAGGCGCTCTTGGACAATCTGCTCAACAGCTTGGACAACAAGACGTTAACTTCTTGTACAACATTGGCCAACAACAGCAAGCTCTTACCCAGCAACAAAACGATGCGCAACGAAATGCGGCATTGCAACAAGCATACGAGCCTTATCAACGTTTGGCATTCTTGTCAGATATCTACAAAGGTGCGCCGTCATCTCAACAATCTATTTCAGCCGCTACTGCACCTACTCCAAGCGTATTCCAACAGGCAGTTGGTACAGGTATCGCTGGTCTAGCAGCAGGCACAGCCGCTAAAAAAGCAGGGCTATTCTAAGGAGAAGGTATGGATTCGAAGGTATTTGAACGGGCAATGTTTAAAGCGGAAAGCAAGCCTCGCAAAGCCGATTCTGGAATTATGCAAGGGTTTGATGACGAAGAGCCAAAAGATATCGAAGAGAATGATGACGATATGATGGAAGAAGTATCCCGTCGTTCACCTAGCTCTCCTGAAATCCTAATGAATAATCTGCGTGGCGATATGCGTTCGGTTGACGCTCGCTATCAAGAACTAGCTGAGATGGTAGGCGAAGATGTTGCGATGGAAACGCCTCCTGAAGTATTAGCAATGTTGCAGTCTCAATTCACAGCGCAACAAGCTCCTCCTGGAATTAGTGGCTTACCTGCTGGTGGAGCGCCTATGGCCCCACCTCCTCCCCCACAGATGGGTGGTATGCCTCCTGCTCTTCCACAAATGCCGCAAGGACCGATGCCCATGGACCAAGGACCAGCACCCCAAGGATTTGCCTATGGTGGCATGGTAGGAAGTCCGCCCGGCTACGGACCTATGAATATGATGGAGCCTCCAATGTATCAAGGTGCAATGGCTCCTCAAGGCTATGCTTCAGGTGGAATTGCAAGCCTACCTCAATCTGGTGCTAACTATAACCCAGGCATAAGCTACAACGGTCCTGTTGAATCAGGCGCTAATTACATTCAAGGCGCTGGTCGCAACGGCGACACAATGCTTGCTCACATGACTCCTGAACAACACCAAGTTCTTTCGATGATGGGAGGGGGCTCGACCACCAACCCAAAAACAGGTCTGCCTGAGCATTACATGGGTGCAGGAATGGCTACAAACTTAATGCAGCGCATTCAGCCCTACGCTCAGGCAGCAAACCAAATGATTGGCAGCCGGATGGCACCTGTATTAACGCCACCTAGCATTCAACAAAGTCGTACTACATTAGGCACGTTTGGTCCTAAGACAGTAGAGGGAATGGAACTAACCTATCCTACGCTCACACAACGGATTGGCATGGCAACAGAGCCTGTACGTAACTACATTGCTAATATGCCTGCCTCACAAAAGGCAATTGGTGCGTTATCTACTATCCCAGGAGGCGCAGCGGTAATGAATGCTATGGGCGGTGGAGAGCGTGTGGAGAATATGCCTACTAGCGATGTCCCTTCTGTAATTGGTGTAAATAAAGAAGGGCAACGTACTTACGCTGAGATACCTGTTCCTCCAAAAGCAGAGGTTCCTAAAGAAAAAACAGAGACAAGTAAAGTAGTGGCAGACACAACTCCTTCTGCTGCACCAAAAACGGTAGAAGAGCTTATTACTAAGCAAACAAAAGGTGAAAAAACAAATCGCCTAGAAGATTACATGAAAGAAAACCTGCCTATATTTGAGAAGTACATGGGCGGTGACAAAGAGTCCTCGCAAATCCAGGCGTTGTTATTGTTGGCAGATGCTGGTCTTGAGTATGCTACCAAACCTGCTCGTACAGGCATGATTGCCTTGGCTAACGCATTTAAGCGTATGCCTGCTGGTCTTAGCCAGTTGGCTGCACAAGAAGAAGCCCGTAGAACACAGGTTCGTGGTGCTGCCCTTACCTCTGGCTTGCAAACAATTGCTGCAGAAGACAAAGCTACTGCTGCAATTCAACGAGAACTTATAAAGAAAGCAATCAGCGCTGGGGAAGTAGTTCCTACAGACCGTGGCGCAGGACTAACCTCTTATGTAGACAAACAAGGCCAACCCAAAGGCATGCAGATTGACCCGCAGATTGCCAATAGTTTCTTGAACAGTCGTTTTACCCCGCAAGTTCAAAAAGATAAAGAAGGTAATGTAGTTGGGTTTGACAGCCCTTATGCTCGTGTAAGTCCTACAGCACAAACCCTTAACTTAGACAAAACTACTCGTGAGCGTTTAGCAAACGAAGTATCTCGTCAAGAATCTGCGTTGGCTGCAATTGATGATGTAATCAAAGAATACTCAGGAGCATTTGGTCCAAAAGCGTTTTTCTCTAACTTAAAAAACAACGTTTTGGTTCCAGTATCTCCACTAGACCCTAACGTCATGACTGAGCAACAACGTACCAAGATCAACATGGCTATCAATAGCGCTACTAAAGCGATTGCAAGGACAGGCGACACAGGAAATATTGCCGTTGCTGAGCAAAACGCAGCCGCTTCAATCTTAGGTGACAAACCAGGCACATTCTTCTCTGATTCTCAGGCCGCCCTAAAACGTATGATGACTGTGCGTACCTCGTTGGCTAACCAGCGTTTGAATACTGCGGCGCAGTTGGGCTGGATTAACCAAGATGTTCAGTTAGAAGTACCAAACCTTGGCACACCTGCTGATCCTATTCCACAAGAAAAGCTAACCTATCTGAAGTCGCTCAAACAAGTTAACCCAAATGCTCAGGTTTACATTAACATTAATGGTAAATCCACTCCTGTTTTGTTGTCGACATTGAAGGACTAGCATGGCTCAAATTACCACACCAGATGGTCAAGTGATTGACTTAGACACTGGCACAGTTGTTGGAAGAACCGAAGCCCCTGTACCTAAGTCAAAGTTTGAGATACCAGGAAATCCTTATGACTTAGCTAAACAAGCCAGCTATGGCTTTAATGCTGCCCTGTTTTCTCTTCCAGATGCTGCTGTTCGTCAAATTGGTAAAGCATTAGGGTATGATGAAAAGAATGTACAGACCTTAACTAAGATTTTTAATAAAGGCGACACAGGCCCAAAGAACTCTGAAGAGCGATACGCTCGTGCTATTGCAGAAGGGATTGGTGCAAACCTACCTATTACAGGTATTTTAGGGTTTGCTGCTGCAAGCCAAAAGCTAGCTGCCCCACTTGCTGCCGATGCTGGAGTGTTAAAACGGGTTGCAAAAGAGACCTTAGACTTTATCCGTAAGAACCCAAAGGCAGCCCTAGCGGCAGATATTACCTCTGGTGGTGCATTTGGTCTTGCCCAGCAATACACAAAAGAAGAAGAGATGGGCCCGTTAGCTCAAGAGCTAGTCCCACTTGGCGCAGCTATTGTTGCACCAATTGGAGGAGCTGCGGCAGCTAAAGTTGCTTCTACTGTTAGCCCTAGCGGTATTGCTGCTCGGTATTTGAAACAAGTAGTAAGCCCTTCTGAGCAAAAACTAAGTGAAGTTGGAAAAGAGATTGCTGGAGAGTATGGTCCATTTACACGACCAATTGCTAACCTGTTAGTTCCCCGTGCAGAAAAAGCCGTGGGCAAAGCTCTAAGCAAAGGGGAAGTCCAAGAAACACTCAGAAAAGCAGAACAACTAATCACGGACCTCGGAGCACAAGGCGTTAAATTAAACACCGCCGAGCGTACCATGTTGCCTCAGTTCTTGATTGAACAGGGCAATTTAGTAAAAAATATGGCCCCAGAGCAGCTACAAAAAGAGCTTGCCCGTCGTGCCAGCAACCTAGCTGAGTTTGATAACATCATTGAGCGCTTCTCTCCCAAAGCAAACATGCCTATTGAAGAGGCAATTCTTAAAGTAAAAACAGATTCAGAAGAGTTGCAAAACGGTTTGATACAAAAAATTGCCCAAGAAAAAGCAGTTGAAGCAGATCGGGTTGCTAATCGCTACTCTTCTATTGATAAGAACTTGGTTGGAAATGAACTGCGTAATACTATCTTAAGTAGTGGAGAAAGCAGCTTCTTTAATTTACGAAATGTAGCTGACCGCATGGGATTACGCCGTAACTTCACGGATGAGGACGGCGTGCCCCTTCCCACTCGTGACAACGATGGCAAGTCTTTATTCCCTTCATTTAACATTGAAAAAGACATTAATGCTATTACTGCAAAGTACAATGTTTTAACAGGGCCTATTAAAGAATACAGTCCTTACTTGGCAAATGTATTGTCTCGTTACAAAAGTAGACAACAATCCAAGGGCGCAGATGCGTTTGAAAATGAGTTAGTAAAAGAAATTTCAGAGATTCTTGCTAAAAAAAATCGTCCTCAAACTGCTCCAGGGCCAATGACCCCTTATTTGGCGCCATCTGAACTTGCAAAAGATGCGGCAGACGTTGATTTGCAGTTCTTAAAATCACAAGAAGGTAACGCTAGGTTTCTTGTTGATTCTCTGATGCGTCCGCCTGCAGGGACTAAAAAACGTCCTGGTTTAGCAGACTTAGAACCAAGTCAACAAACTAATTTATTGGCACGTTCTTATGGAATTGATCCAGCAGAACTAAGGGCAGCGCAAGACCGTGCTATGGCGTCTGCTAAAAAAGTAGGCCAAGTTGATATTAACTTTCCGGAAGCAATTGAATTAATGCAGGCGGCCACCCAATCACGGAACTTAGCCATTCAACGCTTTACCGATGCTCAGTTTGCTGGGCGTGGGCGACAAGCTGCACAAAAAGACTTAGACAAAATTAATGCTGTTTACAAAGACGTAGAAAAGATGTTGTTTGACGCTGTGCCTAAAATGAGCAAAGAGTACACAGACTTTAAACAAGTCTATAACGACATATACGGCGGTGCATACGAGCGTTATTTACCTATTCTTCTTGGTGCAAAACGACCTACAGGAGAGTTTTTAACCCCTAATGAAGCTGTAATTAACGAAGCATTTAAAAATGCTGCAAATCTTCGGGACATGAATATCCTAGTGTCAGACACCCAGCAGGGAAAAGACCTCATGGCTCGTGCATCAATGGATTGGCTGCGTAGCAAAAACATTTTAGATAAAGACGGGTTAGTTGACCCTAACAAACTGCAAGCTGTAATAAACAGTAATAAAGCAATCATCAACGCTATGCCAGATGTAGTTCGTCAAAACATTACTGACGACTTAGAAATGGGCAAAGCGGTGGCTGCTCGTATTGGACAGCTAGAAACCCGTAAAAACGCAGCAATAGACGACGAATTAAACAAACTAATTGCTAGAAGTACAAGAGAAGGTGCTGACCCTAGCGAGCTAATTACCCGTGCCTTGCGTGACCCAGCAGACATGCGTTTGTTGGTTAAATCGCTAGAAGGCTCTCCAGAGCGTTTAGAGGCATTACGCCGTGCTGTCTACAAAGAAGCTGCAGACCCTAATGGCAAGGTGATGATTTCGCAGTTCTTGGACCAAGCCAACCCTAAGTCGCTGGCGTTTTTATTTAGCGAAGAGCAGCTTAAAAACCTACGCAAAATTGGGGAGTTAGAAAGATTAATTAAATCCTCTCCTGATGTTGCAAACATTCCTTCGCCATTTGAATCAACTAGCGAAATGCTTGCTAAGACAGTTGGCACGAGCCTGCCTGGCTTAACCAGCTTGGGCCGTTCTATTATGGAAGGCCGTACAGGCGTTACTTGGCCTACAGCCTACGTACTTACTCGTTTTATAGGTCGCCAAGAGTATGGCATTCTTGACCGTGTGATGCAGCGTGCTGTTGAAGATGCAGACTTTGCAAAAGCGTTGGTACAGCAAGCCCAAGACAAGACTGCGGAAGGCTTTGCCAAGCGGATGCAAAACTTCTTTAACAAGAGTGGTGTGTATATCCCTGAAGTGGTATATAACGCTCCTCGTCGTGCAGTAATGACAGAGACCGCTCAAGCATTACAAGAAGAGCCTATGGTAGAACAGCCTACTATTCCAGCTATGCCACAGCAAGTCACACCTGCACCACCAGCTATGCCACAGCAAGCCACACCTGCTCCGGTTCAGCCAAGCAACGCTCAACAGCAAATGCAGAAGTTTAATCAACGCTTCCCAGCGCCTCCTACTAAGGGCATACCAGAGCTAAAGCCTGCGTTCCCGACTACTCCTCCAGCCCCTACTGGGAATGCTGCGGCGATGTACCAATCATTGTTCCCACGGGATACAATCGGTCAAGCTATCCAACTAAATAAACAACCGCCTCCACCCCAGCAATGAAAAAACCCCCGAAATTTCCTGCTTATGATCGGGGGCAAGGCAATGTATTTGATTGGATAATGGTTACTGCTCAGACTGTCCGTGAAGAGCGTAGAACCCTTCGAGACGAGCAAACCACGCCTGTTTATACTGCGCCCACTCGCGGCCGACCGACACAAACTCTTGTACCTGCCCATCCTGGGATGCCATCAGCACAACCCCCTGTTCAATCTCCGTACCATGAACTGCATCATGCGCTAACGCATAAGCTGCAAGCTGGTGAAAGTAGTCCTCAATCCAATCCCGCTTCTTCATCCGATTAGCTTGTTTAAAGTCTACGATTGCGCTTTTATTGCGATATACCCCTGCCATATCCGTTGATCCAGCGTATTTCTGTGGGTAATAAACATTGACCTCGGACCCCCAAACTTCATTTAAATTAGGGAAAAAGTTCTCAGCTAAAGTCATTGCCATCCGATAACCTTTGACCGCTAACCAAGACGTTGGCACTTCAATCGGGCGGTGTTTGATAAAGCGTTCTAGACAGCCGTGCATGTGCGTTCCAACCATGGCTGCTTCGTTCTTAATCCTATTCGCTTCTTCCTCTCCAACATTCTTGACCCACGCATCAAGGTGGGATTTATCCTTTGTTGCGTCAAGAACTGTAGTCACAGAAGGTAAGGATTCGCCCGCTGCAGTTACATACTTGCGTCCTTCGGGGAAATCGTTACGAAGCAAGGATTCATATTTGTATCGTTTAACTACATTGATTAGGTAAGCCACGCTTTTAGTTCCTCTCCCATTACTTCATTAGCAATATTTATCTTCTTACGAAGGGCTTCTACAATCTTTTCATCGACTGTCTTTGGTGCAATCAGGTCGATATAGGTCATCTTTCTGGTCTGCCCGTAGCGATCAATCCGAGCTTCGGACTGCAACCGCACCTCTAAGTCATACCCGTTGGAGTAATAAATCATGGTAGACGCTGCAGTTAGGGTTAACCCGTAGCCACCTGTTCTAGGCTGACCAACAAAGAACCGCAGCTCACTGCTCTCGTCTTGGAAACGATTAACAATCTCTTCCCTATCCTTAGCCTCTGTATCGCCAAAGTAAGTAGCCACAGCGTTCATGCCATACTGCTTCTGTAAGGCAAGCTTAATCGCCTCAATATCGTGCCTAAAGTGGGCCCAAATAATAATCTTGCCGTCAATCTCTTCTATTGCTGACAACAGCTCATCAAGCCTGTTGCTTTTAAGTGACACAAGTTCTCCTGTGTCTAGCGTTATATGCCCGCACACAATTTGCTGCAACCGCATAATTTGCGTCAAAGCATTCGCTGTAGAGGTAATACCCTTCTCAAACGTAGCCAAGGCCATCAAAGTCATTTGTTTGTAGGCTTTTGCCTGCTCGTCGGTAAGCTCTACCTCCCGCCGTACAAAAGTCTTGTCAGGCAAGTCAAAGCATTCTTCTTTACGTATCCTAAAAGAAAACCTGCCTATCTTTTCTTGAAGCTCGTCAATCCTCTGATAGCCTATAATCTGTTTAAAGCTATGAGTAGCAAGGTTTCGCTCGATTGTCTTAGCGTATCGAGATTGAAAAGCATAGTAGCTAGAAAAGCCAAGGCAGTCGTATCCTAAGAAGGCACATTGTTGATATAAATCTAATGGAGATTTAGTAACCGGTGAACCTGTTGCAATTCGTTTTACTTTTGCTAACGATCCAACTTTTAGTACGTTCTTGCTCCGCCGTGCTTGCGGCGATTTAATTGTGGTGCTTTCATCAATAGCCATAAACGTGTTGTGGGCTAATACAAAACGATTTGCAAACTTAGTTCCCTTGTCTGTAGAGAATGCTTCAATGTTCATAATTAAGATTTTTAAGTCCTCTGTAATATCAAACATTGAATCCAGCGCCGCCTCCTCAGCCTTACGGGGATTGGGGTTCCAGATAGCAAGGGTATAGCGTACATGCTCAGGAATGTGCTTGGGTATTTCAATTCCTGCCCAGTTTCGATAAACACCTTTGGGTGCAACAATCAAAGCGCCGTTAATCTTGCCTTGGTCATACAGCATGGCAATATTATTAATAAGCATAAAGCTCTTGCCTGTTCCCATGTCGGCAAACAAGGCGGCCTTATCCTTATTCCAGAAACGCTCTAAATACACACGCTGGTGTAAGAATGGTTTGTTCTTGAATGGATAGTCCATTAAATATGTGTCGGTCATCTTTCTTCTTTCTGTACTTGCAAGTTTTTAAAACTCGTGTATAGTGTAATACATAAACGAGAAATTAGAAAGGTATTTATGGCAACTGTTTATGTAGTCCAAGAGACATTGAATCACGACATCACGTCGGCAATGGACTTTGGCTCGGTTTACGTTATGCTTCCCCCGGGATCGCAGATAGTGTTTTCCCCAGGTCCCACAATCAGTAGAATTAAGCGTAAACTAAGAACATTCAATGACGATGATTTTTTATTGCTCATTGGAGACCCTGCTGCAATTGGTATCGCCTGTGCCGTTGCTGCTGAAGTAAATCATGGGCGCTTTAAGTTGTTGAAGTGGAGTAAGAAGGAAAACCGCTATTACCCAATATCGGTAGACCTGAATGAGAAAGGAGAAATAGATGAGTTTGTCTGAAATTTTTGAAAAAGATGCTGATGCTCTGACTGTACAGGACGATCAATTAGCAGGTATTGCTGGCTTAGCTAAGCGTGCCAAAGTTCTCGAAAAAGAAATCGAGGAACTAGAAACAGTAGTAAAGGAAAGAAAAGACTCGATGCGTAAGTTACTGGAGGAAACTATTCCAGCAGCTTTGCAAGAGATGGGCATGAAGTCCTTTAAGATGGGTGATGGCTCTTCTATAGAGATCAAACCTTTCTACGGTGCTTCTATCCCTGAAGCCCGTCGTGCCGAGGCTTATGAATGGCTTCGTGAGCATGGCTACGACGATATTATCAAGAACACGGTGTCAGTACGATTTGGTCGTGGTGAAGACGAATTGTGCGAATCACTTATTGGACTTCTCCACGAGCGGAGCTACCCAGCCGAGCAAGCGGAAAAGATCGAACCACAAACCCTCAAGGCTTGGGTTCGAGAAATGACGGAACAAGGCAACGAGTTCCCGACGGAGCTTTTTGGTGCTTACATTGGCCAGAAGGCAACTATTAAATCAGCATGAACTAAGGACCACGAATCATGGCAAAGAACGATCTAGCAACAAAAACAGGTAGTACCGCAATAGTATTAGCCTCTAACTTCGAAGAGGATGCACAGTCAGGTTTTAATAACATGACTCAAGAAGATTTTGCTTTACCCTTCTTGAAGTTACTGACCAGCACTTCTCCTGAGATTGGAGAGATGGAAGGCGCTATGCCAGGCATGGTATTAAATAGCGTCACCAACGAGTTGTATGATGGCAAAAAAGGGTTGTTGGTTATCCCAACAGCATATGTTCGCCAATATATTGAATGGGCTCCTAGGGGCTCAGGTAGTGGAGCACCAATTGCTATTCACACAGCAACTAGTGATATTTTGACTCACACACATAGAGAGCCGGGCGACAATAAGGACTATCTTGATAATGGTAATTATGTGGAAAATACCGCAAACCATTACGTGATGGTGCTTGGCGAGGATGGCATTCCTAACCCAGCGTTGATTGTTATGCGTTCTACACAGCTCAAAAAGAGCCGTAAGTGGAACAGCATGATGATGAGCACAAAACTGATGGGTAAGAATGGTCCATATACGCCACCTATGTATAGCCAAATCTACCGCTTAACCACGCAAGCTGAGTCTAACGACAAAGGTAAGTGGTATGGTTGGGAGATTGAGCGTGTAGGCTCTGTTGAAGACCAGAATATATACGCAGCGGCAAAGTCGTTTGCTAATTCAATCGGTAGCGGTGAAGTTAAAGTTAAGCACCAGAGCGAAGAGACAGCAAGCGAAGCGGTGCCATTCTAATGTTTTAGGGACGAAAGCAGATTCTACATATGGCCAAGAATGTATCCTTACCGGGATGCAGTAGTGGAGCGAGTAGTCCCACCCTATTAACCAGAAAGAAGAATTCGGATGGCGGACATCGAGAAATTCAAATCTATATTCGAAGGGCTAGATATTGCATATGGCACCTATCGGATTGAGAAGTCACGTGGAGATGGCAAACAAGCGGGCAAGGCAGTTGTGGTACGACAACCACCAGTGGACGAGCTGTGGAGTAATCATTTGGCTGGGGTGGAGCCTAGTCTTGGGATCATTCCTATTAGGTCTGACAATACTTGCATATGGGGTTGTATTGATATCGATCAGTATCCCCTTGACCATTACGCTCTCGTTAAAAAGATTGCAGATTTAAACCTGCCTTTAGTTGTATGCCGTAGTAAATCAGGTGGTGCGCATGTGTTCTTATTTGTAAAAGAACCTGTAGCTGCACGCCTAATGCAAAACTATTTAAAAACTTGTGCTGCTTTGTTAGGAGAAGCAGGGCGAGAGATTTTTCCAAAGCAATCTGAGATATTAGTAGACCGTGGCGACACGGGTAATTTTTTAAACCTGCCTTACTTTGCGGGAGATAAAGGAACACGCTATGCCATCAAATCTGACGGGAGTGCTGCGACTCTTTCAGAGTTCTATGAGCTGTACGAATCAAACGTCCAAGATACGCCGCTGTCGATACCAGAGGCTCCGAAAGAAGCGGACAATCCGATTAAGGATGGTCCACCGTGTTTGCAAGCGTTATGCACTCAAGGGTTTCCCGAAGGGACCCGCAATAATGGCCTCTTTGCCATCGGAGTTTATCTTAAGAAAGCACATCCGGTGGGCTGGGAAGACAAGCTCATGGAATACAACATTAAATACATGACTCCTTCTTTAGGAATGAAAGAACTTGAGCTCATTACAAAACAAGCTGGTAAGAAAGATTACCGTTATAAGTGCAAAGATGCGCCACTCAACTCCTTCTGTAACTCGGGACTGTGCCGAACAAGGAAGCATGGTATTGGCGGTGACGGCCCTGACGCTCCCCAACTCAGTTCGCTTTCAAAGTATGCTTCAGAGCCTCCACTATGGTTCCTTGACGTCAACGGAAATCGAGTTGAACTTGATACAGACAGCCTTTTTATTCAAACAGCGTTTCAAAAATCGTGCGTTGAAAAGTTAAACCTATTGCCACCTACCCTGCGTAAGCAGGATTGGGAAGGGCTACTGAATGCCCTGCTAAAAGAGATGGTTGAAACAGAGCAGATTACAGAGGCTTCTGAGGACACCAGCATTACAGGTAAGTTTATGGACTTGCTTGAAGAGTTCTGTACGCATATGCAACAAGCGTTAGATCGTGATGAGCTCTTGCTTGGCCGTCCATGGATATCTGACGAGGACGGGCAGACTTATTTTAGGATCAAGGACCTTGAGCTTCACCTTAAACGCAATAACTTTACAGGACTGACTGCGCCTAAGATGGCACAGCGCCTACGGGATATTGGTGGCGCACCCGTGCCTCTTTTCTTGAAAGGCAGGACAGTACGTTGCTGGAGAGTGCCTAACTTCAAGAAGCAAAGCGCCCCATTCCAGACACCAGAGATGCGTGAAGGGTCGCCATTTTGAGCCATATCCATAAAATCTTTGGTCCACCCGGAAGCGGAAAGACAACATATCTGTTGTCTATTGTGGAAAAAGAATTAGAAGAAGGTGTCTCTTCTTCCAGCATTGGATATTTTTCGTTTACAAAAAAGGCTTCCAACGAGGCAAAAGAACGAGCTATACAGAAGTTCCCACACCTAAACGAGAAGATTGACTTCCCGTGGTTCAGAACCCTGCACAGCTTGGCTTTTCGTTGTTTGCATATCTCTGCCAACGACATCATGAAACCAGAGAACTACAGAGAGTTTAGTAAGGAGACAGGAATTGAAATCAATATTGAATTGGGTGAAGAAGAGTTTATGGTCAGAGCGGACAATCCTATTTTGTCTGAAATCAACATCGCTCGTATTAAGGGCGAAGACCTACGAGCTTATTACAATCGTAGCAATCTTGATATTGAGTGGCATCACTTTGAGTATGTTGAGCGTGCTTATCGTCACTATAAGCAATCTAGGGAACTAATTGACTTTACCGACATGCTCGAGCAGATTGTCAATGAGCCAGACAAGCTACCTGTTTTAGAGGCGCTTATCATAGATGAAGCTCAGGATCTGAGCCGCTTGCAATGGAATCTTGTAGAAATACTTGCTGCCAAGGCCAAGCGAGTCTACATTGCTGGGGACGATGACCAGGCAGTCTTTACGTGGGCTGGGGCAGATGTAGATGCCTTTTTGAACTTTGAAGGCAAGATCACAGTACTCGAGCAATCTTGGCGTGTACCTGCCAAGGTGCATGCGGTGGCAGAAGATATTGTGCAGCGCATCAGACACCGCCAAGCCAAGGAATGGAAGCCAAGGAATTTTGAAGGGGCAGTACAAACCTACCAGCGTTTTGAGGATGTGGACGTAACCACAGGAGAGTGGCTAATCCTAGCCTCTACCAACTACCTTTTGAACGAAGTGCATGGCTGGCTAAAAAGCCTTGGCATCATTTATGAACGCCACGGTCAACGCTCGCTACCTGAGAACATGATCGAAGCCGTATACAGTTGGGAACAGCTACGCAAAGGGTTAGAGGTGGAGACCCCTGCCGTAGTAAACGTCTACCGTTACCTTGATGCAGACTTCGTGGCTCGAGGACATAAGCGCCTACCCAAGGCACTCCCCGACGAATTACACACCATACACACGCTCAAAGAAAAGCACGGCTTATTGACAGATGTAATCTGGCACGAGGCTTTGACCAAGATATCGGAAGATAAACGGGAATATATTATTGCTGCGTTGCGTCGTGGTCGTAAGCTAAAAGGCCATATGCCTGTCAAGTTATCCACTATCCACGGAGCAAAGGGAGGTGAGGCGGATCATGTCATGCTGCTCACGGACCTTTCTTCCCGATTCGCCGCAGAATATGCGGTGAATAGCGACTCCATTCACCGCATGTTTTACGTAGGTGTAACCCGTGCCAAGAAGAGTCTACATATTATTTTGCCTAAAAACACTAACAGAGGTTTTCAGTTATGAACTTTGAAGAGAAGATTGTTGACTTGTTAAAAGAAGTAAAAGTGCTTTGGAAGTTGGAACAAGAGATCAGAGACCAAGCTATTAATAACAAAGTGGTCGAAGACCTTCTTAAAAAACTTGATAAATTAAGAGGACAAAAATGAGTAACATGACCCTATTCCCTGTGCAGGTAGAGTGGTGTCCTCCGGACAACTTCCCAGACTTATCCGCTGCTACGGAGATTGCAATTGACCTTGAGACTTGCGATCCCAATATGGAGTCCTATGGTCCCGGTTGGCCTCGTAAGGATGGCTACATTGTTGGCTATGCCGTAGCAGTAGATGGCTGGAGTGGCTACTACCCTGTGGCACATGCTGGGGGTGGCAATCTAGACAAGAAGATGGTCGAGCGTTGGATGAAAGAAGTCTTAGCAAGCAACGCTGACAAGGTAATGCACAACGCCGCCTATGATATGGGCTGGCTAAAAGCCACAGGCTACACGATCAACGGGCGCATCATTGACACAATGCTTGCTGCCCCTATCTTGGATGAAAATCGTTTCTCGTATTCTTTGAACGCTCTTGGCTTTGATTATCTGCAGGAAACCAAGTCCGAAGTAGGCTTGCGTCAAGCCGCCGCAGACTTTAACGTCCATCCCAAAAAGGAACTCTGGAAGCTACCTGCCATGTATGTGGGATCGTATGCCGAGCAGGACGCCAACCTGACCTTAAAGCTTTGGCAACACTTCAAGCCCCTTATTCGTAAGGAAGAGCTTGAGTCCGTCTTTACCCTTGAAACAGACCTATTACCTGTACTGATTGATTTAACCTTTAGAGGTATTCGGTTTGATAGAGCTAAGTGCGAACAGCTCATGGACCAATTCAAAAAGCGTGAGAAAGAAATTAACAAAGAGCTCAAGCGGATTGTTGGCAAGGATGTCGAAGTATGGGCAGCGGATTCAATTGCCAAGGCGTTTGATGTGCTATCCATTCCTTACTTTAAGACAGAGAAGGGCGCCCCAAGCTTTACCAAGAACTTCTTGGACAACGTAGATCATCCCGTTGCCAAGATGATTGTGGAAGCCCGTGAAGTCAACAAGACCCACGGAACATTCTTAGAACCTTATTTGCAGTACTCAGCAATCGACGGGCGTATCCATCCGCACGTCAACCAGTTGCGCTCCGACGATGGGGGAACCGTTACCGGACGGTTATCTATGGCTAATCCCAACCTTCAACAAGTCCCCGCCAGACACGAAGTGATTGGACCCCTCGTTCGGAGCCTTTTCTTACCTGAAGAAGGGCACTTGTGGGCAGCAAATGACTTCTCGCAACAAGAACCACGGATCATGACCCACTACGGGTGTCTGTTAGACCTACCAGGCGCAGAGAAAGCCGCTGACGGCTATCGGTATGATGCCAAGGTGGACTTCCACCAAATGGTTGCTGACATGGCTGGGATTGATCGTAAGTCCGCCAAGACGATTGGTTTGGGATTGATGTATGGCATGGGTAAGGCAAAGATGGCAAACAGTCTTGGACTAGAGATTGAAGAGGCAGATGACCTTATCAAGAAGTTTCACCTAAACGTGCCTTTCCTACGGGGAACAGTTAACGCTGTAATGAAGCGAATTGACCATCCTGCCGCTAACGGCACCATCCGAACTTTATTAGGCAGGAAGTGTCGTTTTAACCTCTGGGAACCCCAAGAGTGGGGTGTTAACAAGGCTCTGCCTAGAGAGCAGGCCGTCATTGAATACGGCCAACGGATTAAGCGTGCCTATACCTACAAGGGATTAAATCGCCTTATCCAAGGCTCTGCTGCCGACCAGACCAAGGCTGCAATGATAGCGCTTGCTAACGCAGGACACCGTGTTTTGCTACAAGTACACGACGAGATTGCGTTAAGTGTTGCAGATAAAAAGCAAGCTGAAGAAGCTGCTCAAATTATGATCGACGCTGTACGCCTTGAAGTCCCTAGCAAAGTGGATGTGGAGATTGGCCCATCATGGGGTGAAGCCAAGTGATTATTGGCAACGACAGGAAAGACGAAGCTCTTAGCTGGGCTCGCAGTCGCATGGGGCTAGAAGGACCCTGTGGGCCTTGCCTGACCTTTTCTCGAGTGGACAAGGACAATAACTTCTGTGCGGTGTTTGTTTTCTCTGACCTTAACGAATACAGCGCTTGTATTCATTACGCTGGGCGCCCTGGTGGTCACGGCTTTGCGCCTGATTTTGTTGCTGCGGCGTTTGATTATGCGTTTATCACGTTGGGGCTATCACGGCTCACGGGCCCTACCCGTGGCTCGAACCCGCTTGCGTTACGCATCGCTCCTAAGTTTGGTTTTACCCACGAAGGCGTTATGCGTAAAGCGTTTGTGGATGGTGACGACTGCCATATCTTTGGCTTCTTGCGTGAAGATTACTTGAACCATAAATGGCGTAAGGGTAAGTCCTTATAGGTATAACTAACCTTGTGTATAATATAATTCGATACAGGGAGGTAGTAATGAAAGAAAGTAAGAAAGAAGTAAAGAAGCAAATTTCGCCGTCTAAACGAAAGAACGCATGGGTTGCTGTGGCTATCCGCAAGGATACTTACAACAAGCTATGTGACATGGCCCGAGTGGACAACCGCACCATTGGTGGGGAGATGACTTGGTTAATTGATACAGCATATGAACAGGTGATGTGATGGCAGAAGAACAGCAAGCTAAGTTAAGCAACGAAGATGCAGAAGCATGGTTAGACATGGTTGACCAATCACGGCTCGAGGCCATGATAATTCTGGACAACATCTCCAAAGGCTTTATCCAGCATGAAGAAATTCAAAAGATGAGTACTTTAATTCCGATATGCTTTGATGCGATTGCATTACTCGGACCCAAGCGGTGGCAAAAGTTACTTGACTTACATTCCACCAAAGAGTAATGTATCGAATAGAAATTAGAAAGGAAGAAATAATGAAAGATAGTTACCTAACCACACTATATGTAGTAGACACCGAATGCGACATCTATGGTTATTTTGATCCACCTGAACCAGAGTGTGGCCCTGCGGTTTATGTTGAGGACATCCGAGTTCGATGCGAAATGCCGGTTGAAGGTGTTAGCATTTATGAACTTGTGGCAGCTTGCCCCAAATTGTTTGAAAGTGTAGTTGAAACAGTTGGTGAACGCCTTGCCGAAAACGGATGGGAAATCTAACTATGCAAACACCATACAACACCGGTAAAGTAAAAATTGGCGAGCACTACGAGCCTCCAAAGTATGTAGAGTACGACAGCGATATGTTGGAGCTGCAGTCCTACCTAATTGGCGACCCACGGGTTATTAACCGCAGGTATTGGGCTAATAAGATTGCCCTCATTCTTAGCCTCTTTGTGCTGTTAGTTGTTTTACTTGCGAGTGGCAAATGAAGATTGTGCCGTTGACCCCCGCCCCCGACTCCCGTGACAAGGTGGCGGATGTGTTAGAAGAAGCTCGTAATTGGGTTCTAGGCCCAGAAACCGATGACCGCCCCAACCTCTCTTGCTTTGTCTTGTTCTTTGAAGAACACCCTGACAGGGTAGATGGGGTTGTTGGCAGTAATTATTTTTATCGGGACTTCCATTACGTAAACAGCGTCTTTGGCACAGTAGGCGCTTTAGAAGTAGCTAAAAATGAAATGTTAAGGAGCGAAGAATGATTGAACTACTGGTAGCTTATTTGTTGTGGGAAGGTAGTGCCCCTGCCGAATGGTGGGGATTGTATGTGGCAATAATTGCATTGAACTTGTGGCTTGGTTGGAGTAAGCACAAAAAAATAGAGGCTGCTAACGCAGAAGCTGATCGTGTAGTTAAAAAACTATTTGAAGGGAAATAATATGGAAAACATTCTTTGGTATCTTGGTGCATTTGTTATTGTGAGTGGCATTGTGGTTATTTTGTTTTGGACCACCAGCAAATTTTTAAAAGACACGTTTGGAGATGACCCATGGCAACAAAAATGAAGGCAACGATTGACCGCAAATCAATCAATAAAAAAGAGATTACTGCCGAGGAACTTGTTAAGCTTAAAAACAAGCTCAGTAAAGACGAGCTACTAATCACGGCTCTTGCCTTTGGGCATTGTGTGTTGTTGATCTCCAAGGCCGCTAAGGTAGATATCCCCCTTGAGTTTTCGTCTGTCAAGGAAGCCCGGCGTTTGGTGCGGGCTTTGCGTAAGCAGGGAAAGGATAGTGTATGACATGGAATCTTCGTCTGGTGTTGTTGACCACGGCTACAGAGGAGCCCTACATGGAGCTACGAGAAGTGTTTTATGACGACGAAGGCGTACCCGTGGGCCATACCCGTGCCACGGTTGGTGGGGAAACCCTTGATGAAGTACAGCAGTATCTAGACAGAGCCCACTCTGGAATCATGCGCCCGATTCTTCGGAATAATGATTTTGTGGGTAAATTTAAAGAACTTGATGATGAATGGAATTAATATGCAAAAGAAGCATTGTGAAATGATTAAAGCGTGGGCCGATGGCTACGAGATTGAGGCGTTTAACCCGGAGCACCAAAAGTGGGTTACGACTCCTGAGCCCGGTTGGTTTGATAGTATTGAGTACCGAGTAAAACCAGGCGAGGCTCGCCGACCACGGATCACGGAGATTTATGCTCAGATTGATCTGAACCCCTTCACGGGAGAGCCTGAGTTACATACCAACGAGAGCCAAAGCAACGTTATCTTGCGCTTTGAGAACGACGACCTTGTCGATATCAGTATGGTAGGCGAACCCGACGACGAGCCCCTGCCATGGGAATGAAACCTTCTGACGAGTATAAGGTTTGTTCTTTGGAAGATGCCGACGTATTTGCAAGAAAACGAGCCCTAGGCAGAGGACCCTTAAGTGAGGAAGAGATAAACAAGCTCTACCTAGAGCATGGTAATTCTGAGTGGGATTGGCAAATTAAGTTTGCTAGAGCAATAGAAGAAAGGCATGGGATTAAATGAATTTAGATTGGTTTGATAAAAGTCCTGATAACGAAAATGAAGTAAGTTTTTACGGCAGACTTCAAATTCCAAATATGAATGTAAAGTCGTTATGGGTTGGAACGCCATTGTTTAAAGACCATGACTACAACATTAAAATTGTTTTTGATAAAACAACAGGCGAACTTAAATCAGCAGAGGTGTTGAAATGAACGCATACGAATTAGCAGATTTTGTTGAAATTAGTAAGCCTGATGACAAAGCACATATAACAATAGCAACAATGCTCCGCCAACAAGCCGACTACATTGCTCAACTAGAAAAAGGTTTGGAATCTAGTATGGCGATGAATAAGGCACAGGCTGACCGAAATGATTGAACCCATGAATAGGATAGGCTAAGATGAATACAACATTACACGACTATATATCGCTCAAAACCATGGACGACTTTAAATGCCCTACCTGCAAGCTGTTGATTCAAGCCAAAAAGCTTTCCCTGCTTGCCAAGCAGGTTAGTGACTATAGTGAGTTACAGTACGAAGCGATAAAATTAGACCATTACATAAAGGAATTGCATCATGACCACCCAGCACCCGGAACCCCCTGCCCCAAATGAGTGGGCAGAAAAAAAGATAAAGGACCTCATAGACTTTTCCATAGAGCGGGGAGACCGCCTCATGGCAGGGCATGACTTACGGGATAAACTGACCACCTTAGAGCAGCGCCAAGCGCTCCTCATTGCCCACGCCCAGCGTTTACGCAGGAAGCTAAGCCCTTCTAAGCGGGAGCGCCCTGAAACCCCTAATATTGGCAAAAATGAGCAGTTATTTGACATGTTTGCTGAGAAAATCGCTAAAAAGCTCTCGGAAATTGAAAAAAGAGAGGGTTTGGATAAAAAACAAAACAGACCTGACTTGTTTGGTCCGAGAGCAAGCTCTTGAAAACGATTATTCACGTTAACCAGCATGTGATTAAGTCCAATCGGAAGAACGGGGTCACAGAACCCGTTTTAACGGTGAAAACGTATAAGAGTAATACCTATGCCCATGATGTCGTGATTCATGGCCCTAGTCGTGTGGTTTATGCCCCTGACAAGCCCTTATCGTGTGGGGCTCATGTGTGGATTGAAACAGAAGCCCAAGTCGAGGTAAAAGAAAATGATGGAAAAGGACTTTAAAGTTGAAGCAATGGAAGGTGAGGATATCCCTTCGATTCAGGTGATTGTTTTGACGGATGATCGTGGGGTGAGTTATGAGTATTATGGAGCGCCTTTCATGGATCACGTGCCAAAAATTAAGAATTTGTACATTGGTCCGGTGGTGTGCAAAGAGGATGTGATTGAGTACTTGGAGGAGGGTTTTGAGAGGTTGGAGAGGAGTGGATCACGGACCACGGCTCACTGAGTGATTTGCTTAAAAAATAGGCAACTACTGTATGGATATACATGAGTTGCTTAAAAAATAGGCAAAAAACGGGGGTATATAGACTTTTTTACGGGCATGATGAAAAAAAATATTTTTTTTGTGAAAATAGACGTAATAGACGTAATGCCGTAATAAGTCAATACCAGTAAGGGTTTGGAGGCTTACGTTACCATTACACCAAAATACAGTAACGTAATTTCTCTGGGGGGACCGTGAGGCTGAAATTTTGAATTTAAAAAACTCACTCCTATCAAAAAAAAGACTATAGGAACCATTTTTTGGAGAAACAGGTGGGAAAGAAAGACGTTTGGAATGTTGCACCGATTCGGGTGAATAAGACAGCTAAGAGATTAGCGACTGAAGTAGCCCCCTTGCGTAAGCAACGCAAAACTGTAAAAGGTAAGGAATGGAAGTTTGTCCAGGAGCTCGTGTCGGGCGATGGACACGTCACCATGAAAGAAGCAGCGATTCGTGCTGGATATAACGAGAAGAGCGCCTCAGCGATGGCGTGGAAACTTACTAACCCTGCTTTGAGCCCCCACGTGGTATCTGCTATCCAATCCTATCGAGCAGAACTGAATTCTAAGTATGGAACTAACTTTGATCGCCATATGCGGGATTTGCAGTTGATTCGGGATAAGGCCTTGGAAGCGGGAGCATATGGTGCTGCTGTTCAGGCCGAGTATCGCAGGGGTCAAGCCTTGGGTACGATTTATGTGGATCGTAAAGAGATTAGACACGGGTCGATTGATTCTATGAGCAAAGAAGAGGTAGAACGCAAACTGAATGAACTTAGAAGGATTTATGGCGGAACGCCCCAGCCTATTCTGGACGTAGATTCTAAGACTGTAGAAATGTCTGTTGTGAATGAACAAGAACCCCCTTTTGAAATGGAAATAGAAGATGACGACGAAACCGGAGAGTTTGCTGGGGAAGAAAGTACAGCAAAACCTGCCAAAGAGTCACATAACAAGGCTTGAATCTAGAACAGGGTTAGGTATTCCTGATATGTTAATAGCCCTAGACCCAGAAGGGTTATTTGTGATGATGGAACTCAAGGTGGTGCAAAAGGGAAAGAAGGTAAATCTTAGCCCGCACCAAATTTCTTTTTTAATCAAACACTCCAAGATGGGAGCGCCTGTATTCATTTTGGTGCAACACAAACTGCTAGGTGGACCTTTAAATTATCTGTCACTATATGAGGGAAGGAGAGCAATCGAAGTTTTTGAACGGGGTATAGATGCTCCGTTTTTACTACGATACCTAGCGTCCTCTGTTGATTGGTCAGAAATTAGAAAAAAGTTGTTGACATAGTTTTAGTTTGTATTATACTTATTCCGTGCTCTACAGAATTGAGCATTTTTAGAAAGGAGAAATAGTATGCAAGTTGTTGACATTGATTATCTAGAAACGTTACCTGTACGGGAGCGTATTCCGTCGTTGCTTTCGAAGTACAAGCAGGAGATTGTTGAAACGAAGGATTGGTTTTATAAGTTTGAAGATTATGAAATAAATATCTGTGACTATCACGAAACAGGTGTTTTCTTTGTTGTTGCGTGTCCTATAAACCCTGATACCGAAATGGCGGATTGGGGTAAAGAAGTAGTGTTGCAAGCAGTTAATCTTAGAAAGGAGAATTAAAGTGCATTGGGAAGATCAATTTAACGAATGGTGCTTGAAGTATCAGCCAATGGATAACCACATTGACATGAACACAGTTACAGATAAGTTTGAAACCTACGGGAAGGATTTGGATTTTGTTCGCTCACAAGACCCAAGGTGTGTCTGGACGTTGGTTGATGGTGACGACGGCAATCTGTATATCAGTAGTGGGTATCACCTTGTTAATCGTATTAATTATTTTGTGACGGCAGTACCTTTTGAAGGTGATTATATGGACGTGCCTTATTTCATTTATGACGAAGAAGAAGAGGAGTATAAAAATGTCTGAACTAATTGATAAGATGACTGTTAGCTCTCCGTTGATTTTGGAAGGGTCGTGGGGTGTTAGAGATTTAGGGGAGCACGAGTCTACCTTAGAACTTTATTACAACAAAGATGACACAGGTTTTATTGAATGGGATATACCAAGCCTTGATAGGTTTGAGTGCATTGGGTTATGGTTTGAGTTTGATAAAGTTGGTAGTAGGTCGTTAGTAGAGTATGACGGGGTGATGGGCCTGAATGAACATGCTATTGCCCTGTTGCGTAAAAACAATGTGTTTGTGTCTAAAGACTTTGAATAAGGAGAAATGAGAATGTTTGATGCTTATATGAAAATCCGGAAAGCCTCACCTGACATATCAGCGAAGGGTGCTTTGGCGTTGTTGCGTGTGCAGAAGAAGTATGCTGACCTGTGTTTGGATACCAGCTATCACTACTATGGTAAGCCCGTTGAAATTATTTATCGTGACCTGCCAAGAAACTGTTCTATTACTTTAGAAGTTGTTCCTGACCATTGTTCTGAAGCCCCGTGGGATTGGTGCGAAGGGTTTGGCACAATCAAGCCCATGCAACGATACGCAGAGTATGCTGGAAATGGGAATGTTCAGGTACGCAGTTATGGGCGTGAAAACTATTACTACAATTTTGCAGAAGCCTTGAAGAGAGCCCGTAAGGATTATGAAAATGGCAAAACAGGCAAAGCAGATTTACAGCGTAAAGCCCTTAGTGCAGTAAAGCGTGAGATAGAATATTTTGAAGGTTACATCTGTGATAATTGGAATTATGTGTCTGTTCATGTTCAGGCACATAGGGACGGGGAAGAGATTTATGATGAATGGGTTGGCATGTATGAATCTACTTCATGGGAAGAAGGTGCGTATGATTTAATTCATGGTGCAAAGCGTGAGATATTTGCCACAAAGTATGCTGGATCTACTGTGGGGACAATATGATCTACATTACAAAAGAAGAAACTTATGATACGGGTGGGAATTGTATGGTTGATGTTCTGACTTTATCCAACGGGAAGGTAGTTTGCATTTCAGATGAATATGTTGGGTTATACAATTCTGTTGACGACATGCTGGAAGATGACGGGACAAAATGCCTTAACGGATTCTGGATTTCACCTGTGGAGGCAGTATGATATTTTTAGTTTTGCTGGGGTTTATTGTTTTATGGTGGGTGCTTGACAATCTAGAATGAATGTGTATTATACAAATATGGGTCAAATTGGTTGACTCTTTTTAGGAGTGTAGAAATGAGAAATATATATTTTGATGGTGGTGTTCTGAGTGCTATGTCTATTCTTTCTGCTAAGAAAGATATTCGTTATTACTTGAATGGGGTGTTGCTGGAGGTTGACAACAAACTAATCCGTGCTGTTGCGACTGACGGCCATTTGTTGGGCGTGTATCAGCAAAGCAATAAGGGTGGTGACGAAGGCGAGCCATTCCGAGTGATTATTTCCCATGAGGTAATTGCAAAGCTGGATAAAAAGGTGTTGCAACATACCTTGTCAAAAGAAGGGGATAAGTATGTGATTGACAATATTGGGTTTAGCGGGATTGAAGGCACATTCCCTGATTACATGCGAGTATTCCCTACGGGCAAAATATCAGGCGAGATTGCTCAATTCAATCCTGACTTTATTGCAAGGTTCACAAAGGTTGGTAAAGCGTTGGGCATGAAAAACCCTATGCCTACGATTGGACACAATGGCACAGGCACAGCGTTGGTTGATATTGGTAAGCCTGACTATTTTGCTGGATTGATGATGCCTTATCGGGCAGAGCACACAATGCTTTTTACCCCAGCGTGGCTAACAAAAATGGAGGTTCAACATGCTTAGCCAGCTTTATTTAATTGACCTGTATGACCAGCTTACACAGCGATATGAAACTGTTATAGGCACATTCAATGACCATATGAAATGGGTAAACAGTAGTGGAATTGTGGTCATCAATGTTGAATCTTACTTTTACGAAGGGATATAAAAATGCTTCTAACTGATAAACCCATGAGTATTGCCTTAATTCAACAGCGTTATCACCCTGAAATTTCCGAGGCTATGCTGGAGAGTATGTTTGATACCCCTGTGAGCGATTTAATAGAAGAATTGTTGCACTACATGGGTCAAGAAAAAACAGACAGATGGGCAAGAGAAATTCAAAAGGATAATGAAATAAAAGACCTTTACAAAAATAACCTAGGTTGTGTATAATACAAACACGGGGATATTCCCGTGCTATTTTTAGGAGAAATGAGAAATGAGATTAAACAATTCAATCAAACAAGCGTTTGTCAAATCAGTTTTAGATGACTCGGCATTAGTGGATTACAACACCCAAATTGCTGATAGGGTAAAGCAGTATTTTTATCAAATTGCCCCTGATGATGTTAAAAAGGTTTATGACAATCCAAAAACCCAAAAGTATATTGGTCAAAATTCTGTTAGCTTGACTTATGGTAGTGAATACCTTGGTTGGTTTTCTTCCCCTTTAATTCCTTTAGATTGTGCTGTGACTGACATGGATTTTCTTGCTGAACTTGCTTATTTGAAAAAGCAGGAAAACGAACAGCAAAAGAAGCGTTGGGATTTGGAAACTAAGTTGCGTGGCGTGATTGACAGCTTTACGACAGTCAAAACAGCACGGGAAGCGTTGCCAGAGTTTGCAAAGTATTTGCCTGAAATTGATGGAAGCAGATGCAAAACTCTGCCAGCAGTTGCTGGATTGGTTGCAGATTTGCAAAACATTGGCTGGAAAACACCCAAAACAGCGTAAATCTTTAATAACAATAAACTATTAAAAACTTATCCCTTATAGTTTTGAACTATAAGGGATTTTTATTTGTTGCCTAATTTTTAAGCAGTATATTGCATATGCACAAACTAGCCCCCTCGCCCCTGCCCCTTGAGCCTCGAAACTTATGGCGTGAGCCATGAGCCTTGAGCATAGGGGAAAATCCCTATGCTAATTATTTGTGATTGTGTATAATACAATCATGGTTCACGACCCGTGAACCACTAACCAAAGGAGAAATGAGAATGAAAGACGAACAAGCCTGTATTCAATTTATTCGCAAATATGCCGACGACCATTACAACGAAGGTTGGGATTTGGTTGTTGAAGCCTATGCCGACGGCGATTTGCTCGAAGAGCTTTCCGAGCACAATTTTGACCTTAAAAAGACTATTCAGTCTTTGCAGGACACCATTGATTTGCGTAAGCAATTAATGGAAGAACATCAAGCAGAAGCAAGACAGAGTTATTAACCAGACTATCACGGCGAAGGCCGTGATAACCAAAAACTATTAAGGAGAATTACCATGGGTTTAGATATGTACTTAAATGCAGAGCGTTACATCTGGTCATCTGAGAAACCAATCTCAGATGAAGTTGCAAACCTCTTGGGTTTGCAATTAGATGGAGAAAGAATGCGTGTCAATTCTGTTGAAGCAGAAGCCATGTATTGGCGTAAAGCCAATGCAATCCACAAATGGTTTGTGGAGAACATTCAAGGGGGCGAAGATGATTGTCGCCGTTACTACGTGGAGCGTGAGCAATTAGTTGAGCTCCGTGATTTGTGTGCAAAGCTTTGCACACAAAGGGAAATGGCAGAAGAAACCTTGCCCACGGCTGACGGCTTTTT